CCTGCCAAGCCTTCTTCGTAAAGTTCAACCCCACGCCTAGCGGCTGCCCTCATGTAAGCAGGTGGAGTCAGGTCAACATCTCTTTGTTCTTCTTCGGCAGGTTCCCAAGCGTCACAATAGTAGTCACCTCGAACATAGTCATCCCAGCGCTCGCAATAAGAAAGACCTTCATCATTCTGATTATCTTCTCGATAAAATATGCAATTGCCACAGGCTCGACCTTCTGGGACATCATCAGAGTTCGCTGGTCGGTAAGCGTCTGGGAGTTCTCTTAGCTCTAGGCTTCTGAAAGATTCGCCTTCGTACTCTCCACCGGGTTCTAAATCTTCAGCTAGTGAAATTGCAATCATATGATTTTGAGCTGCGTCTTGATTCGGATGGCAGAAAATTAGCTCTCCATCTTCTTTCACTAATGCCCAACTGTCGCAATCGGGATGGCGGTCGGTAATGAAATACGGCATAGGTTATCCCTGAACAATCCTTAGAATTCCGAGCTCTAAACCATCAGGGTCGCTCATGGCATAAAGTTCATCTCCGGGGGTTATGTTGTATCTGACTGTTTCGCCCGGGTCAATGTGAATCGTGTTGGTTAGTGACATATCTGAGTTTCCCAAAAAGATATATTCGTTAGAGCTCTTGGTCATATTGTGAAGATGAACCTCTTGCTCCATGTTCTCGGCTGGAACTACTAATGTCGCCGTTGTGTCGCTTAGGGTTAGTTGGCTGTTATGAATCGGCATTATCACTCTCCGGATATACGCTTTCGGGGTCTTCGGGGTCGAGATTCTGAACGCCCTGAAGCTGAACGCTTGGGAGTCCAGTGTGCTCAATGTCTGGCAATCCAAGAGCTGCCAAGACTGAAGACGGATCGTAACCAACTGTTACCAAGCTAGTTGCCATCTTTACTTTCTGAACTTCGCTAGAGATTGTTGCGTTCTCAACATTGACATTCTGCAAGGGGACTCTTACCGTGTCAGCGCTCTGATCCTCAACGGGTGCTAGGTCTTCGAGTCTGCGAACATCATTGATTGAGTAGAAGCCCGCTTGAATTCCAGTGCTGTATCCCTGAATCCTTGAGTTGTAATCTGCCCTAAGCAATCCCGAAAGATTCCATTTCAAGAAAGCTCTTTCACCGCCTCGCATGCGGTTCAGTAGTGGAGAGAATCCTGATTCTAGTTTGGCGATTATCGGGCGAAGTCCGTGAGTAACCCATGCCAAGTTATTCTGCTCAACGCTTGCATAGCTCATTCCCTGATTCAGTCCCAAAAGGTGCGGCGGGATTGAGAACGCTCTAGCGATGTCTGCAACTGCGTGATCTCTTGCTTCTAGAAGCTGGGAGTCTTGGGGGTTGATAGAAGTCGGTTTGTAAGTTGCACCGCCTGAGATAACTGCGGTCTTGTGAGACTTTGACCAACCTGCATGGCGTGAGTCGAAACCTTCTTGAAGTGCCTTAGCTTGCTCGGCGGTTAGGTTACCGGGGAACTCTAGAACTCCCGAAGTGTTAGTTCCCTGACCGAAGAACTTAGCTGAATAATTCTGAAGCGCAATAGCTAGACCGAAGTTTTCTTTTAGAGCTTCGGTGCGTGAAACTCCCCTAATGCTTCCGGGCTTTACTACATCGGGAATGTGAACAATCTGCTCGGTGGTTAGCTTCTGTTCTTCGCCTTCGACCTCGAACATAACTCGGCCGATTCCGTTGCGTTTGATTTTCACGGTTGTCGGGTTTAGAACATTCATGTTCACAATCTCGCCCTGATTGTTTGTGAATACTCTGATGAATGCGTTTCCATCCAAAAGTAACGAGACGATAACAGACCCGTAAAAAGCTTCTTTGGTTGTATCTACATCGGGGCGCTGAACCCATTCAGGGCTAGGGCGAAATGGTCGTCTAGATCCATCCCTGCGAATGTATGTATCTACGGGAAGCGAGCTAATGGTTTGAGAGATTAGGCTGATTGCCGAATAAAGGGCATTGACCTGAAATGCTGTGTCATTGTTTACGATTGTTCCGCTGTTAGAACCAATCTGAAAATTGTCACCGCTTGCAAATACGCTTTGAAAGCTTAGAGCTCTTTGTTCAAATAATCTATCAAGCACGGTTTCTTCCCATCGCTATACCGAACATGACGGTTAGGAATCCCGCCATCACTACGCCTAGCGGTAACCACATCAAACCGAGTCCGATTGAAATAGTGGCTGCGCCTATTACCTGCAAAATTGTTCCCATAACCGCCTTAAATAAATACCTGCGGAATTACTTCCTCTTCTATTCTACCCGTTGCACGGTCAAAAGCTAGAACCGCTGCAACTGCTGCGTCAATTCGTCTCTGAGAGCTTCTCTTATCCTTGACAATCCTTGAACCGAGATTATCGGTTTTTACTACTGCGTTATCTATATGGCGGGCGAGTGTCGGATCTCCATCGTGGAACATCTCACCATCTACAACGGCATCATAGATTTTGGCGCATGCTGGAATCATTCGGCGGGCTGAAGTGCTAGGCCATTCAACAATCGGCAAACCCTTATCTTGCAAGACTTCCATCGAGCGCTGCCACCGATAGGGGTCGCATGCTATCTCTCGGACTTTTGGATTCGCTTGGGTGAAGTCAATTAGTGTCTGCTCGACTTCTGCAATATTGACCCGCCAATCTCTATCGTGAATGTTTTCGTCTTTCTCCCAAGCCTTGACCATAAAGACGGTTGGCTTCTCTTCTTCTTTCGGTACGGTACACCCAACGATAACCGTGGCATCTCCCGAGAACGAACCATCAAACCCGAGAACATATTCTTGATCAGGGTCAAGCTGAAACTCGGTCTCTTGCTTGTCCCAAGTTCCCGAAGGTAGCCAAGCGGATTGAGCAGAAACGAAGTTGTTTAGTCGCTTAGTCTTGAACTCATTTTCGGGAGTTCGCCTAGCTGCCGAAACGAAGTCTTGTTCGGAGTTGATGTCACCAAAGCCCGGGTTAGCTATCTTCCAAGTTTCGGGGTCTTTGTAGTCGGCTTCCATCGGGGATTCATACCAAGCTTGAAAGTAAGTATCGTCTTCGGTTTCTCCCCGTGTGACTCGCTGGCCGTACTGATAGAGCGTGTAAGCGATTGACTCCTGACCCGTTGTGTCTATCTTGACCCCGGCGGTTGTGATTGCTATAAGTTGCGCTGATCGTCTTGCACCCATCGCCAAAGAGAAAACATCAAAGAGTTCTCGGCTTGGTTGTGCGTGGAGTTCGTCAAAGATTACGGCGGTCGGTGAGAGACCTTCTTTAGTGTTGTGCTCGGCTGATAGAACTCGGTAAACACTTCCAGTCTCGGGGACTTCGATAGCGTCTCGATAGAGCTTGACCATCTCTAGAAGCTCGGGGTTGGCTTCAACCATCTTCTTAGCGTCACCGAATACAATCCGACCCTGCTCTTTTTCAGCGGCTACTGAATAGACTTCCCCGCCGTCTGCTCCCATGAATAAATGATAGAGAGCGAACAGAGAACCTAATGCACTCTTTCCGTTCTTTCTCGGTAAGCCAAGCAGGGCAACTTTATGCCTAAGCCATTCGTCTTCATTGTGTGCAAAGACATGGCGAATAAGTTCTTTCTGCCATTCCCTTAGAACCATCCGCTCACCGCTTCGGCCTGCAACTGAATCCTTAGTGATTACCCCGAACTGCTCGGCGAACTGAATGACTAGCTCACCTTCACCGCTTTGAATTGCTTCATCGGGAACGGGAGTCAGCCATCTAGGTGGCCAGTTACCTTCGTTCACGCTGCGCCCGCAATTGCTCAAGCTTAGATTCTCGCTTGACTTCGGCTAAACCTAAGCGGGTTCTTTCGGATGGAGTGAAACCTAGCTGACCGAGATTACCTGCAATTAGTTTCTCGGTTTCGTTCAAGCTCATAATCAGGGCACGGTCTAAGCCCTTTTCAACAATCTCTGACCTGAGTGTTTCCCTGCGGTCGAGTTGCTCGCATGTCATTAGCAAAAGATGAACATCGGTTCGGCGTGAGATCCATAGCTCGCCGTGTTTGAAAACTGAGTCCCAAAGTTGCTTCCCTGCAAACTCTAAAGGTCTAAAAGGCTCAATGTAACCGCCTTCTAACGGCATGAGTTCGGCTGCGTCAGGCAGACCACGCTTGCCGGGATTGCCAAGCTTGCGTTTCTGCTCAAGAGGTTTCGGCGGGTTAGGCATGGGGAAAGCCTACCAAAAAGGGGGCGGGGTTGGGGGGATTTGAACTGCGGATAGAGAAAGAAAAG